GGGCCCGACCCCGCCCGGGGCGCGGGGGGGGGGCGCACGGCAGACATGATCGCCCCGATGCAGCGGACATCGGTTGTCGGCTTGGAGATGCGCGAGTACGAGGTGTGCCTTAGGTCGTATGACCGTATGGGTAACAAATCCGCGTGGGGGCCCAAAGCGACTATTACTCTCGAGCAGTCGATCGACTCCGATGCCATCGCTAAGAAGGTGGAAGATAAGCTCAAGGGTAGCTCGGCTATGCAGCAGGCTGCGCGCGAGGGTACACTGAGGGAGATGCGGCATCTTACTGAGGCGATGACTCAGGTTGCCGTCAATCTTGTCTCGTCGGGGCCAGTTCCCCCGGATGATGGGGTAATAGGGTCCAGCATGTGGATCGCGCCAGACGGGCGAATCTTCGTCCTCAGGGCAGAAGGAGATAAGTGATGCAGGAGTATGTGGCCCCCAAGCAATGGCGGGATGGATTCGGGGCGAACGAGACTCGAATCACCGCAGCGGACCTCACTAGGATCGAGGATGGCATCTCCGCTGCCACACGAGGGGTAACTACTCTTGAAGGAGTGGTAGCGGGGCAGCCAGCCGAGATTATGAAGCAGGTCCAGTCGATCGCCCAGGGCATCCGCACAATGCTGGAGAAGGCAATCCCAGTCGGCACCATCACCATGTTCGGCGCCGAGCGCGACCCCGAGGGGTGGATGCGCTGCGATGGCCGCGTACTGGACCGTAACACCTACGGCAAGCTGTTCGCCGCCATCGGAACCACCTACGGGTCGACATCCACCTCCAACTTCCGCATCCCCGACATCCGAGGCAGGGGCATTGTCGGCTCCAGTGAGGGCTCCCAGTACATCATCGGGTCCAGGGGCGGCCGTGAGGGCATCAACCTCACCATCAATCAGATGCCTGCACACACTCACGAAATTGGTGAGGTGGCTGACTCTAACGCCCGCTTCCAGGCCCGAAAGGCAGACAAGGACATCGGCATCGGCAACGGCGGATACACGTACCTGACTTCAACGGGCAACAACCGCGCCGACCGATCCCCGATCGCTACCGAGGTGGGGCGCGGCGAGACCATCGACATCCGCACCCCCTATTTCGGGCTCCCCTACATCATTAAGGTCTCCTAATGGCAGGCCCCGAGAACTGGAAGGACGCCCCCGAGGGTGGGCGTGGCGGGCAGTACGTAACCACCCCAGGCTTCGCCGCACTGGGCCAATCCTCCCCGACCAACTCCCGCACCGCACCCGGCTCGAAGATCGTCTACTCCCCGAAAGGGTGGCGTTGGGAGGAAGCCGGCGACGACTACTCCAAGACAATCTCCAAGCTCACGGCAGCGACCATGGAGTCCGCCGTGCGCCGTATCCGCACCTCTATGGGCGAGGTTTCCTACATTCGAGGAACAGCCGACACGCTGCCCCCGTTCTCAGGGCAGTCCGTCGGCGACACCTGCCGCGTACAGGACGCCCAGACCCTCAACATCGTGGCGGAGTGGCGCTGGGATGGCGCCAACTGGGAGCGCATGAAGGTCACCAGCGAGCAGATCAGCAACCTCGACGTGGGCAAGCTGACCGCGGGCTCGGCCAGCATCGCCGAGGTCACGGCCCGGAAGATCGCCTCCGACGTTGGCCGCTTCCTGGAGATCACGACTGACCAGCTCACCGTGACCGGGAACGCCTCCTTCGTGAACGCCACCGCCCACCACGTATGGACCGAGATCGTCACTGCCGGGGCGGGCGAGTTCGAGCAGATCAAGGCGGGTATGCTGGCCGCCAACTCGGTCAACGCCTCTAACATCCAGGGCGGCGCTATCGACGGACAGGTCATCACCGGCGCCACCATCCAGACCGACCGCAACAACCAGCGCGGAATCAAGATCGACTCGACAGGCATCCGGGCCTACACGTCAAACGGTCGTGGGACCTCGTTCGAGGTGGATGCAGCCACGGGCAGGGTGAAGGTGCTCGGCGAGGTCGGCATCCAGGACTCGTGGTCGATCGCCCAATTTATCGACATCGTGGAGAATTTATCCGGTAATGACGTCGGCCAGCGCGGGGACCGCTGGGGCGTGGGCTTTTCCATGAATTCCAAGGTGTTCCCGTACAAGTACCCGGCGCTCATCACCTTCAAGGAAGACCCTACTATCTCTGGAGGCATCCTCTACTTACAGGCGCCATCGAGCTACGATAATGGCACCCCCAACATGAGGCTGGGCACAAGCGGACTATCCGTGTATTCGGGGAAGACTTCCACCTGGCAAATGAACCTCAGCAGGACAGGGTTCGGGGCAGGGGCGGCAGGTAAGGGCAATTTCCAGGTAAGCGACTACAGTGCATCCATTACCGTAGGCAGCTACGACTCACACCTGTACATTCAGGGAGACAATTTTCGGCTCCGCTCCCAGAACAGCGCACTGAGGTCCGTCTGGGGGAATGCCACCAATGTGGTCCTCAGCTGGGACGGAAGCCACCAGGTAGTCGTGGACAGGGACGGCTTCCGCGCCGTAGGCGGCAAGAACTTCATCATGCGCGTACCCGGCGAGTGGCAGAAGCGCCACATGATGCTCCAGCACGCCTCAACAGAGTCCCCACATGACGGGATTGAGTACTGGGAGAACGTCGAGCTCGACTCGACCGGGCACGCTACGTGGGTGCTACCCGACTACGTTCCCAAGATCGCCTCGCCGACGGCACCATGGATCGTGCTCACGTCCTCGACAGCATCGGCCCGGCTGATCCGCACGGGCTACGGAGCTGACGCGGCTCCGTGGTCAGTAGAGGTATCCGGCCAGTCCGGCGAGACAGTAGCCGTCCTCGTTAAGGGCGCCCGCCAGGTCGACGAGTGGGACGAGAAGACTGACACCGTGTCCCTCAGGGACCGCTCCAAGGAGCCGGTGTGGGTACTCCCGCCAGCGACCGCCCAGGACGGCGAGGACAACCAATCCGTCACCTATGATGACCGTGGAGGCTACGGACCCTCGCCCGTGCCACCAAAGACACCCCCAGCAGAGGAAGTTCAGGAGGATCTATGACACCCCAAGCGCCGCAGGTAGACGCCATCGCAGTGATCGACGCCCTCACGGCAGAGATCGCCGCCCTGACGCGCCGGGCAGTGATCGCAGAGCAGCGGGCCGCTGCTCTGGAGGAAGAGATCGTCAAGACGAAGGAGAGCAAGTGACAGTTCAGTCTGTGGCGGCGCGTATCGCCCGCCGAATCTGCGATCAGGAGAACGTGGGCTACAGCCAGCCCGATCGCCGGACCTGGTATGCGAACGCTGACTGGCAGGGGCACGTGTCCTCACCTCAGAACGCCGACTGCTCAAGCCTCGTGTGCGGAGCGATCTGCTACGGCATCCATGACACCTATGGGGCCGCCTGGGGTCACGCCGCCCTGCCCGAGATCAATGACCACTGGACGGGGAACATGCGCCCCGGCCTGGAGGCTCGAGGCTTCAACGAGGTCCCATGGAACGACTCTGACCTCGCCCCTCAGGGTGGGTTCCGTGTCGGTGACGTGATCCTGTCCGCCGCAAACGAGGGCGGCAGGGGGCATGTGTGCATCGCCGTCGAGGATGGGGGTGACCCCCTGGTCTCCGAAGCATGGATCGCCGAGGATGGGAGTATCGACGGCTACATCGGCGACCAGACCGGAGGTGAGACCCGCACCGTCCGCTACTCCAGCCACCCGCACACCCAGTCTGGGGCGTGGACCAGTTGCCATCGTTTCGACGAGGGGAAGTTCTTGTCGCAGTGGCCCGAGTTCCGTAAGGGGCAGGCCGCCCAGGCTAAGTCCGCGCCAGCGACTACGGCCGCCCCGAGCGCCCCTGCACACGCGCACGGCATCGACATCTCTAGCCACCAGGCGGGCCTGAACGTGGCCGCCCTGTGGGCCGACTTCGTTATCGTCAAGGCCACCGAGGATGACGACTACGTGAACCCCTACATGGGGTCGCAGGCTAACGCCACGCTCGGGGCCAGTAAGCGCCTGGGCTTCTACCACTTCGCCCGCCCCGGTGATGCGGCCGCCCAGGCCCGCTACTTCGTGGATGCTGTGCGCGGCTATGTGGGTAAGGCCACTCTCTGGCTTGACTGGGAGGCGAACGCGGTCGATCAGGGGCCTGGATGGGCGAAGACCTTCCTCGATGCCGTGAAGGGTATGACTGGCTCCACGCCCGGCATCTACATGAACGGCAGCGCCCTGAATGGCTACGACTGGTCGGCTGTGGCCCGCGAGGACCCCCTCCGGGACGCGGGCGGGCCCCGCCACCCGGGGGCGGCGCGGGGGCGAAGGCGGAGGTGGTGTCCCCCTGGACGACGACGGCGTCGGGTCGGTGGGCCTCGATGGCCTGCCCCACCCCCTGCAGGCAGCGGTTGGTGATCTGGGTGAGGGTCTGCCCCGGCGAGTGGATGTCGAGGTCGTCGTCGGGCACGATTCCGAAGAACTCGTGCACCTGGTCGAGCATCTCGCGGTGCTGTCCGGTGACGACGACGATCGGATTGAAACGCTCGTCGTCGCGCATGGCGGCCACCAGGGGGGCGAGCTTGATCGCCTCCGGGCGGGTGCCGTAGACGAGCATGACTCTCAGGGGGCCGCCCGTTGGCGTGGAGTCGGTGGTCATGGGGTTCTCCTGGTCGTGTGTCGGGAGTGGGACGAGCTGGGCCTCAGTGGTGGTCGAGTCCGGCGCCGTCATGGCGGGCAGGACCTACTTGTCCTCGGTGATCGGGGTGAAGGTGACGTCGGAGTCCTCGCAGTAGGCCGCCACCTTGCCGGAGCGGTAGGGGGACTGCTTGTCGGTGACGGTTCCGAGCTCCTGCCCGTCCACGGTGATGGTGAAGGTCGCCTCTGAGGGCTTGGTCGTATCAATGGTGACGGTGACGTCGTGGCTCTTCCCGGGTGGGTAGACGGGCGTGTTGCCCGATGACAGGAATCGCTGGTACCCCGGGTAGGCGGTGTCCTGCTTGGAGACCTCCCAGCCGTTGGGCTTGAGGGCCAGGGCGTAGAAGTGGTTGTTGTCGGTGTAGTTCCACAGGAGCCAGGCGACCTCCCAGGCATTGGGCTCGCCGTCCTCTCGCAGCTGCCTGACAGTGGTCATCGTGGTGTGGCAGGGTTGCGCGCCCCCCGCCCGCCCTCTCACT